TATCAGCAGATGGGGGTGAGTTATAATGACAAGCAAAGCAATTATTACATTTTACATATATCAGATACAGTTAGAAAGAATTACAATTGATGATGTCCCTGTAAAATACAGGAAAGATGTTGAAAAAGCGTTGAATGATGTCGGAAAATGATGATTCCTTGACAGTTTGCAAGACCAAAATTGTGAGATAATGATTATGCCGAAAGGCAATCAAGTTTCGGTGGGGGCAGGGTTTAATTGGCGTTGGCTCTGTCCCTATTGACACTATCGAACAAATGTTCTATAATGGGTGCAACGCTACCAGTGGACTTGCAGGGAGGTATTTCATGGGAGAAAAAGAAATAAAGGCTGAGATTATCGGTTTGATTCGCAAGTGTAAAAGCAGAAAGATTCTCTTGATAATCAAGGGATTTGTTGAAAAAATAGTGTAAATGAAAAGGGCTGACACAATAAGCATGTCAGCCCGATTTTTTTGTTGTCAGAAACATATTCGTTACCTTTTTGTTTTTTGTATATATTTAGGTATTATGGCTACTCCGTTGTATCCATCCCAACTTAATGTGGAATATTCTACTATCTGCCCATATACCATCACATAATCCCCGGATTTTAATTTGCTGTACTTTGATTTTGTCCTTTTGCTAAAATAGATTTCTATGTTCCCTCCGCTTACATATGATTTTTTGCCTTTTCGTTCCGGTTTTGCATAAAAAAGACTTCTCTTTACTTTGTATTTTTTAAGATATGACGGAACATCATAATAACTTTGAAAATATCTACTTTCCGACAAGTAACATTTAACCTTTACATATTTTCCTTTCAGCTTTTTCTTGCCGAAAAACAATTTATCATGGTACATTCGCTTGCATTTTTTCTTATATGATTTCCCTTTTAATGCGTCAATCTTTTTGCTTGCATGTGCCGTGCTTGGGTTGAAACTTACTGGTGTCACAACAAGTGACAGTGCTAAAACTAAACTTAACATTACTTTCTTCATAACAATCATTCCTTTCTTTTCTTTTCATACAAGTCATTTACTATTAGAAAAATGTGTTCTTTATCTGTTTCTGACAACTGCCACAATTTTTCTACATTAACTATAAATTTTTCGTCTTTTGAAATCTCTGCTAAGAATCCACCTATGTTTTCCAAAAGGTTATCAACACTTTTCGATTCTTTCCATCCCATTAAGTATGCAGGCGAAATCTCAAGCACAGTTGCAATTGACTGTATTTTGTCACTAGGTATATTTGTGACTATGTTGTTCTCATACTTATATAGCGTTTGCTTTGAAACGTGAATTTTTTCGGCAAGTTCAACTTGCGACATTCTTGATAACTCTCTTTGTTCCTTTATTCTATCACCGACTGTCATTTGTACGAACCTCCTCTCTTTATGTATGACTTAATTATAGCACAAAAAAGTTACAAGTCAAGAAAAAAACAACTTGACAAGTTACGAAAATGATGTATAATGATAGTAACTTAGCAAGTTACCATAACAGAAAAAAGGAGGTAGTAACGATGATAGATGTTGCGAAACTGCGTGGTGTAATTGCCGAAAACGGCAAGACACAATCTGACGTAGCAAAGATGATCGGAGTCACTCCAAAGACGTTCTACATGAGAATGCAAAAAGGCGTATTTGGCAGCGATGAAATCCAAATTATGATCGACAATTTGAAGATCGATCAACCAATGGATATTTTTTTTGCTAAAGAAGTAACTTTATAAGTTACTGAACGGAAAAGAGGTGATAAACATATGGATAGTTTAGGACAAAAATATCTCGACAGCAGAGAAGTGGCTGAAATGGTAGGGAAAGAGCATAACAAATTGTTAAGGGATATAAGAGTTTACATAACTCAGTTAAATGCGTCCAAAGTTGGACACACCGACTTTTTCACAGAGAGTCAGTACACAGACA